GCTGAGTCGAGAAGTCGAGAGGCTCACAGATGAACAAGGTTTGTTCTTTTCAGAACTGTTGGATTTGTTCCTGGCGCATGTTCAGGCGAACCGTGACGAAAGGACGGTTGGCAAGTATCGCCAGCAATTGCTTCGCTACCAAAAAGTAGTTGGTGATTATCGTATAAGACTTCATACCTCTCAATTGACAGACAAGTTCGTTCTGGCTCTTCGTAAGGCTGGACTGAATGACCATAGCTGCAACAGTTATCTCAGAGCAGTTCGAGCGATTTTAAATTGGTCTTGGGAACAATGTCACTTACCAGCCGCAATTAAAGTCAAAAGCGTTCGCTCGTCCAAACCGCTGCCTGCTGTCTTTTCTACTCAACAACTAGAAGATTTGCGGCAACACCTAGAGGAAGGCTGGAACGAAACCAGACGAAGACGATTTCTGGTGCTGCTTCGAGCCTGGTGGTTTTTGCGATTCACTGGAATGCGTGGTGGTGAGCTGCTGGCGTTAAAATGGGACAACGTTTATCCAGATCGAATCGAACTGCGCTCAACAAAGGAATGGAAGGTCAAAGGTCGAAAAGACGCAATCGTCCCAATCGCTAAAGATTTAAAAGATTTTATTCAGGCGCAGGATATTCAAGGCGAGAAGTTTGTTTTGGACAACGGCAGAGGTAAACCTCTTTATAGTTCGCTTGGGGATTTGACAAAGAGTATGCGAAAGGCTTTGCAGAAGTGTGGGATTGAGAATGCAAAACCGTTGCATTCGTTTCGTTCTACGGTTGCGACTGAACTGCTTTCCGGTGAGTCTGCGAATCCGGTGCATGTTCAAATGCTACTGAGACATGAGAGCATTCAAACAACGATGAGTTACCTGAATTCAGACCATTTACAGCAGGTGGACCTTGTGAATAAGTTAGGAAACTCGCCACAAAACACTGTTTCAAAGAAAAAAACCGAAAGCCGCAAGTCCAGCATTCGTCTAGCCTATAGCCGAAAAAGCTAAGGTGACTGTTAATCATTGGGTCGCTGGTTCGAGTCCAGCTTGGGGAGCCACTTCCAGCCGATTTGCCGCACTTCCGTTAAGTGGCGGCTTTGACTATCCGCCAGTGATTGCCTCTTTCAGCTTTTTTGCCTTCCTGACTTTTCGATAAATTCCTACTCCAGCCGCTGCCATTGGCAACCCTACTGCTGTTAAGATTAGCTCAACGCCACCGGATTCTACAGCAGAATTAAAATATTCAAAAAAGATTTCCATTTAATAGCTCCAAATCATTAAACCGTCTTCTCTATCGTCTACATGCAGAAATCTTTGACTGCCTGTGAAACTGAAGCCATAGCCACCGAACAAGCCCATCTGAATTCCGATTTCTAACAGCCTTGCCCCATCGGCATTCCAGCAGGCTATGTCCACTGCTCGACCTAGCACATGATAACCCGTACTTTTGGTTTTCCCGTCTTTCCATTTAGCCTTTTCAACCGGATGCTCTGGCGAGCGATAGGCTGACGTCAATCTAATAGGTTTGCCGTAATGAGTCCTCAACGTTTCCAGTTTAGTAAGAAACGAACTTGAAACCTTGCATTCACCAGTAAATTTGCACTTCAGCTCGTCTCTCGAAAAGTGTTCTGAATGGTCAATGAATTCCATCAAGTCTCCTTTTCTGGGTAATCAATACACTCTTGACTGTACATTTCGCCAAACGCTTCTCTTTGAGGTAACGGCATTAACTGAAGGTCTACATATCTATGGTTCTCTCGGTAGTGGTCAATCACACAACTGCAAAGTTGAATGGCGGATTGCATGGCAAGATTGCTCGTCATTCCTTGCATTTGATAAGTCGGTGCTAGTCGAAATGAGCATTGGTAAGCCCATGAAACCAGGTGAAGCGTTTTATACTCAACAGGCAATGCGTAAGCTGAAGTTGATAGCAGCAAAGCCAAGCCTGTGAGAATTGGTTTCATTTTGTTCTATCTTGGTGCAATAACACCTTCAGTTCATTGATTGAAGTATGCAGGTCTTGAAGAACTTTTGCAGTTTCCTGCATAATCGTCATTAAGCTTTGATAACTAGATTTCTGTAGTTCCAAAATTCGTATATCTGCTGCCGTGTCCTTTTCATCAAATCGTTTTCTTTCTTCTGCGGCTTCCGCTCGAATGCGGTCACGCTCTTCTTGTGCTTTCACACGCTCATCATTAAAGGATTGATTTAAAAATCGGATATACCAAAAGCAACTCAACAGAGTAAACGCATTTATGCCAATGGTGTTTATCATTTCTAGTGGTGCTTCTGGCATTGCTCGACCTTGGTTAAGAGGTTTCTAGTGCTTCAATTCGGGCAGTAATTGCGTCAATTTGTGACTGTTGGGATTCGATGATGGTTTGTTGTTCTTGGATGGCTTTAGTCAACAAGGCAATCATATTGCCTTCAGCAATACCCAAAAACTCTTCAATGACAGCTTCTTTAATTACATTGCCTTCTTCATCTATCTCCTCTGGCTCAATTATGCATTCATTAGACTTAACAATGCTGCTGACGTAAGGCTGATCCAAAAGAACCTGTTGAACTTCTTGAGCAATAAAACCAACAGTTGGCTGATTACGATCAAATTCATGAACTGAATGTTCTTTCCAGTCAAACTGAACTGGGTTTAGCTGCGACACTAACGATAATGCACCATCTAAAGGCGTAATGTTTTCTTTATAGTTAAAGTCGGAAGTAGCAATGGTGCTGCTAGTCGCATAGATCTGACTGTTGACTTGTAGCTTGTAGGAGCCGTTGGACGAGGTATACCCCACCAGCACGCTCCCACTTGAGTCGATACGCATTCGTTCTGTATCATTGGTTTTTAAAATTATTGGATGATTGCTTCTCGTTCCAAAAGTTGAAAACCCTCCTCCATCTGTTGCTTGTATTTCATTTATTATCCCACCGTCACTTTCTGTCAGGAAAATTGCATCACCACTAGTATTTTTAAAATGAAGAGTTTTGTATGATGCTCCAAAACTCGTAGGACTACTCGTCCCAACCCCAACATTCCCACTAGAATCCACAACCAACGCATTGCTACCAACATTGGCTTCATCTGCCGTTATCGTTACTGTACTACCAGATTCACTCAATACTGCTGTAGTCCCATCGCTTTTAAAAATAGTGGCACCAGAACTCTTTAAATCAATTTCGGTTCCGGTCACGCTCCCACCAGTAACTGTGATTGAATCTGAATCTTGCGTGGCAATCGTTCCCAATCCAAGATTCGTTCTAGTGGTCGAATCATCTGAAACATTTAAAGAACCCGTCACGCTGATATTTCCGCCCGTGTTTAGCTGTGCAGAAGTGGAAACGGTGCTGGCGGTTAGCGTGAGGCTCGAACCGTTGTAGTTTTGGATTTCGTTTGTTTTTAATAAACTCATTTAGATAAGCTCAACAAATTCAAAGTTGTAATCATAAAGTTGTGAACCAGGATAAGAATAAGCAATACTGGCAGGCTCAAAAAAACTGCCGAATACTGCTGTATTTGTTTGATAGCCCAAAATCTCAGCCGCAACTGGTTGCATTCGCAAGCCAGCAAAAACTTTGGTTGCAGTGTCTCTCTCGGATTCTAAGACTTGCACTGAACCGCTGAATCTTCTGCGAATCTCACCCAATCGGTAAACTAAGCCCGAATCTTTTTCTTGTCTGATTCCAAAACTGTCTCGGCTGATCGACATACCAACATTTGGATTGTAGGTTTCCAGCACTTTTCCGGCTCGAATCGTGTTGACAATCAGCGGCAACTTCATTGAAGAAACCGTGAAGTTGGAGCCACCATTTCCGGTTAACTGCAAATCTTCTGTGCCTGTGCCGTCACCAGTAATTCGGTTGAGCTGCTCGGTAAAAACCCCATCGCTGACAAAAGTGCCAAGCCGAATTTGTGGGTAATCTTCAAAATAAATGTTTGCAGCGCTCGCTTGTAATCTTCCTAGATTCCCGTTGCTTGCTGTCACCCAACCGTCAAGCGCACCTTTCACATCCGTTGAATTAGTCAAAGCAATCTCAACCGTGTTGGTTGTTGCTGGACAAGCTACAAAAACCGAATCGTTCCAATGGGTTTTCTCATTGAGTAAATATTGCTCGGTCAGTGTGTAGGTGTTCGAGTACGTTTCTGTTGACAAGGTGCTTGCACCAGAATCCTTGAATGTGACTGTTACTGATTCTGCCAAGTAAGAGAAAAAAATAGCTTCGGCTCCTGCACAAGTCACCGTCACCGTTGCCGTTGCTGCGTCTGAAATATAAGCCTGCTTTGGATAATTGTTCTCAACTTTGGCAATTGCATAATCACTAGCAAGCTGAGTCGCTGAACTGGTAACGCTAGTGATTAAATTGGTGTAGATAATCTTCATTCAAACCTGACAAAGTCGATTTCTGTTGGTCCGCT